GCACTAATTGTATCCATAGAGCCATCACCATAATTATTTAATTGTGCCAATCCACCGTTGGTTGTAGCAAGTTTACCAGCGTAAGGATCACCACCAGCACCAATAAACATACTTGTCAAGCATTTCATACTATATTTACCTGGAGCCTGACCAGCAGCTAAACAAGGTGATGTTGCCATAAGGGTCATACTGAATGGTTGACCAATGAGTGGTCCAGCACGAGACATTGCACGATCTTCCTTATAGTAAGCATCCATGAATGTATTTGGTAATTGTACATCAAAGAAGGCAGATGCATGTGTTGGTTGATTAGACCAAATCCAGAACTGATTTGTAAGAATATTTGGAAAATCCTTAGAATGTGGAGATATGATTTGACTACTATTCGCAAATGTACCATAACGACGTAATGTTGAAAACGTTTTGAGACCATCAGGTCCAGTACTTGATGGAGGAAATGCATTGACTGTTGTAATAGTAGGTTCAAAAGGAATGACTCGAACCGCTTGTTTGTCAGATGTAGTTTCCCACTGAGCAACAAAGGCACGAAGACCCTGAGCCTGATAATCACCATCCTCAAATCTAGACCACATTGGGGGCTGTGTACTTTGGTCTGGTCTTGCCTTATCATAAGGAGCAAACCATGGAAGTGCTGTAGAATTGAGTTTTAAGTTTGTATCGCCAGTATTTGGAGGAGGCTTGACACCATAGCACCAAGAACCACCCTTTCCACCAGTCCAACCACAATCGTTTAATCCTTGACCTCCACATCCAGGGGCGGATGTTGACTGTGATGGATACATATTTCCAGAGGATGTCCAAGCACAACTACATGTTTGAGCACCATTGTTAAATGCATCCTGAGCTTCATCACCTGTTGCTAGACGTGCTCCAATAGATCCACATACAGCAGCAGCAGATGATTGTGTTTGGTTGTAACGATTATCATTTGTTAAGCTACGATTGAAAATGAAAGCTTCAGCTTGTCCACTACCCATTTGAGGTGTTTCCATACCAATATAAACACGATACTTGTTCAATTCCTGAACTTTACTTACAGGTACAACAAGTACTGTATCAGTACCTTCGGCAGAGCCAACAAGTTTATTATTAGAGTCGTATATTCTAATACGATGATAACCAGATCCTGTTGGGAATACTACACGTAAATTAACGTTTGTCTGACGAGTCTTAGGATCATAAATATACTGATCAGAGCCTGCTGATGGAACCTGAGCACATGTTGTAGGTGTTTTGCCTTCAGCAGTAACACCGGTGCCGGTATATGTCACAGTATTATTTACATCAGCTGAAGGTGTACCAAAACCACCTGAAGCACCAAATTCTAAACAGTCTTGACGATTAGCTTCTTTCTCGCATGTAGCCGCATCTACATATAAATAACCACCAGGACAGTCACCAACAGTAGCTTGATAAATAGGCTTTTTATTACCAGCATTGGCTTCAGCTAATTTGCGGTCATCGGGAAGAACTAGGAGACCACCAATCCATTTACCTTCATCGGGATTAGGGTCTGAGGGAGACCAAGGTGTACCCTTAAGAATACAGACACCACACTTCTTGAAGTTAGGATCCTTGAGAGCGGAGCATGAGCCACGTCCCTTGAGCGTTTGGCATTTCTTTGCTTCGGCAATAATAGCACTTGGAGGTGGTAATGTTTCTAGTGATACTTCGGTAGTTGTAGATAAATAACTACCCTTATTCACCTTTGGAACAAGCTTTGTTGTATTCATCGTAGCCTGAATCTGTTTGGACATATTCATAACCACCGTTGGATCATCGGAATTGGCAATATTTACAGCAGTTGGACTGATTGTAGGAGCCAAATGATTCGCGTTTTGAAGTTCAAACTTATTGAAGCCAATTCTATCTTTGGCAAATGAATCATATAGTTCAAGGCCGGAAGACGTATTATCAAAGCCCTCATTGGTTTTCTTTGTAAGCATTGGCAACACCATTAATAAAATGAGGCCAAGCACAATGATGCCAATTAGAATGCTGGCATTGTTCATTCTCTTCTACAAGTTATGCCTGATTTTTTTGACTCCATTGCCCTATGCTCATATTAAAAATATATACATATATAGCGTTAATATATATAACTAAATATAGTATATTTATACATTATCAGGACGAATATTTGATGTTGAATCCATATCACGTGTGATAATACGAAGTACTAGATGTGTCTGACGGCTTAAGTTAATTAGAGCTGCGTTTGCTTGATTGGGCTCATCGCTTGTATTATCTAACAAACTAGCAAAGGTTGATTCTGCACTTGATGAACCTCCAAAATAGGATGAACTGCGTGATACACTACCAGTCTTAGGATCATCAAATTGATTACGTACAAAAATTACATTACAATAACCAGCATTGTTACGACCGTCCTGTACTACACCGGCTCCGTCTACATATCCTGTTGCGACTACATATAATCCGGCTGAATTATTAATAAAATTTGCGAATTCTGTAGCGGCAGCAGATACAGTAGTTGGTGCGTAACCCTGAATTTGTATATTATCACCTTCACTTACAGCACTAAACGAGAAATAGGCTGCTGTTTTGATAAGAATATAGGCATTTTGAGGAGATGTAACACCATAAAGTGTATTGTTAGAACCAATAGTTGTAAATGCATCGCTCATACAAATACGAGCTATAGACTGAACATCTGAATCCGCAGATAATAATTCACCATTATGACGTTCTAGACGTATAGATAAACGTTGAAGTGTTGCCAATGGCGTTGGTGTATAAACCTTTTGTGTTTTTAAGAACTTAGGAATAAACCCAGTATAACCAGTCTTAGCTAATACAGGTGTAGCAGAGATTGCTGCTGTATTTTGAGCCAATAAATCAGACGACCATGTAGTATCGTATTGAACAATCGCAAATGTATTATCTTCATAAGGATTTGTAGAAAATCCATTATTATTGAGTTCAGCAATACGTACACCGGCAAATGGTAATGAAAATATATTAACTACGCGAGTAATATCATAAGCAACGCTTGGTGAGTTCGAGGCAACACGAACCAAGGGAGTCAATGACTCAATTGGCATAATTGCCTTCACAAACTCTATACGTTGTATATTACGAAAACGTTCTTGTAAGGCTGGGTTAAAGTTAAAGCCCTGTTTTTTGGAACCTGTGTTAAAGTTTACACTAAAATTGTAACGATTTTCTGTTGTATTACGTAGCCAATCACGATCCGATGAAGTTAAGAAAATATTATATTCTGTTTCACGATATTTTACAATATCTTCTTGTGGAATAATATAGTCTTGTGGACGAGGAGCAAGTAATGGTGGTGCCTGTTCTGCTTGAGGAGGTACAGGCTGCATAGCAGAGGGTGGTTCTTCACGAATCTCTAAACGAGGTGGAGGACCAGCTAATCCTAAACCACGAGCCTGGTCTTCACGTTGTTTTTGCATACGCTGCATTAAAAGTACAGGATCTTCATTTGATTCTAACATATCGGATTGTGTTCGAAAGTCAGGAACAGCTGGTACAATCGCAGGAGGAGGAGCACGTTCGGCCATTAACTTTTCATACCGTTGGGAAGGGTCTTCAAATAACTTATTAAAATCATTGTCATTTCCACGAGGAAGTGTACCAACAGAGACAACATTAGGTGCAGGAGCCTTTTGACGTTCTAGCCAATTATCGACGCTAGTTGTTGTTTCCTTTAATACTTCCTGATTTAAGGACTTTAGGGGTGCCTTAGTTCCTTGTATACGATTTACTTCAGTCATATAGTGTTTAACAGTATCTTGTAGACGTTTCTCCAAACGTTCAGGAATGGCCTGTGTACCTAATTGTTTCGCATAACGGCCACGAAGAAAGGTAAGAATCTGATTGTAATTTGTTCCATTAAGAAACTGATTTGCCGTCGGGGCAGGTTGTCGATTACCGGACATCTCTTCTAAGATTGTGTTAGAAACCCAGTTTTAGAACAAAACGCTTTTTAAGTACATAAAGTTGGCAGTGCTTTTTCAATAGCCTCGCGACGAGGTTTTTCCTCAGCAAATAATACATCACGAAATGCATTCATAGTATCATCATCCACAATATTTTTAGAAATGTTATAAAATGGACGACCACGTAATAAACAAATAATTACAAATAAACAGTACATTCCACATTCTGAACCCTTTCGTTGATGACGAATATCATTATAATAAACGTGTTCAATGCCTTGGTCTTTACAACGTTTCAATAATCGTGTCACTTCTTCTGGTGGTTCAATACCATAGGAATCAAAATAGTAAGCAGATTTAGCAGGTATATCTATAAAAGCACAAACCCAGTGAGAACCAGGTTCATCATGAGGATCAAGATTGAAAATGATACCGATTTTTGTCTTACCATTTGTGTTTGTCAAGTCTAGTTTACAAAGTTCATCAACAATACATTTTCCCCATGCACCTGATTTTTCATCAAAATCAATTGGTACAGGTCCAATAAATTCAAACTCAGGTATAGCCGCCTCATATTGAGTCATAACATCCTCAATATTGAAAGAATCAAGCCAGGTTGTTGGTTTATTATCCCATTCTTCGGGTTTCTCGGGGCGGAAAAACTTTAATAAATCCTTTTTGTTCGGTATACCAGGAAGTTTCTTAACCATACAATATTCTGTATCGCATTTATAATGTGATTTCATAGCTTGACGCATTTTTTTGAATAAATCCTTTACATTGGCACCTTTTCCAACTGTAGCTTTATTCTTTCGCGTCTTGGTAACATTGATTTTATACCGGGGATGCGTCTTATTCCATACACGTCGTAATTCTTCTAAAGACTTAGGCGGTAAACACGTTTCACCGTCCCGACGACGTAATGCTGGACTACATTGAAATGTTG